CGGTTTGCTGTATAGCATAGAGAGCAGTGTATCCAAGTGGGTTTGGAACAATAACGGATTTGTTCTTTCTCCATTCTTGGAGGATCTTATCGTAGGAGTAAGTATTCTCAGAGTACCTATTGATGAATTCGCCAAGACGACTTCCACTTAGGATTCTGAATCCAAGAACATTAACACCAGGATTACGATCCTTAACTTGAGTGAGCAACTGATTAGTTACAGCACTGTAGGAATCTTCCATTGGTTTGTATACCATACCAGTCTTACGATCACGCAATGCGTTCAAAGAACCAATTTTACTAACGTAAAGTTTTTCTTGAGGATCATAATCTGGAGTTCTCTTCCTACCGTAACCACAACATGCTCCTTCACCATCTGTAAGAATGCATACGTTTACTTTCTCAAGATCATTCTTCTTTCTGAAAGATGGAATGATGTAGTTAAGCATAACGACTGCTTCATTCAATGGTGTTCCAGATAGTTGTAATCCTTCTGGAATCTGATAGGAATTTCCACGATGATCGAATGCATAGGTGCAACGATACATGTTCTTACACTGCCTTTCGTAGTCACGTGTGTTACTACGAGAGGAGATAATATTCATAAGGTTGAACTCACCTTTACGGATGTAAATCTCACCCTCTACAGGTGTATTTGAATTACGATCTTCGTGATACCAGTAAGCACTTGCTTCAGGATTGTTGTCCCTAATCATTTGGACAACTCTCCACTCATTTGTGAAGGCATATACTTCAAAAGGTATATTAACCTTTTTACAGAATGCTGTCAAGTTTAGGATCTGCTTCAAGGTTGCATGGATCTGATCACTCATAGAACCAGACCAGTCAAGAAGGAAAAGCAAACCATGATTCTTACCATCAGGTACTACAGAAATCTTTTTAAAGATGTCTTCATTGTACATGTAAGTATGAAGCTTTGTTGTATCAATAACTCCAGTCTTTGAAACAGAAGCACGTGCATATGCAGATGCTGATTTCTTACACTCGAATTCTTTTACAAGATAGTTTACTTCTTTCTGTGCTGATTGCCTGTACTCTTTATAGTCAGCATCTGCATCAGCAAGACCTAGTTGCTTCCAGTATAGAGTACCATCAGCACCTCTAGATTCTTGTGGTTCTGGATAGTTAGAAAAACGATCATCGATCCACTCATGAACTTCTTCCCAATCTACAAGGTAATCATCCAACTTTAGTGTAGAAGGAATTTCTACATAACCAATGTTGTGCTTACTTTGTGTGCTGAGACCTGATGCAGCAGAGTCGAAAGACTGTTGTGTCTTAGCAGAATCAATATCTTGAGGACCAGCAGATCCTTCTGCACCAGCAGAACCACCAGAAGAACCAGAAGATGTTTGACCTTGCTCACCATCTTGCTCATCCTTCTTCTTATATGAAGGTGTATCTAGATCTGCTTTCTCTTGCTCATCATCATTACCTTTCTTAGGTGTTTGATACTGCTGCTCTTCACCATCTTTAACATCACCTTCTTCCTGTCCACCATTTTGAGGTACAGGAACTTCTGCACTCTGAAGTTTCTCTTGCTCTTCTTTCTGCTTACCGTAAATCTCACCTGCTAGAGCACATACTTCTTCGAAGGTTTCTGTTTCTGCAACTCTATTAACAAAGACCTTCTCTGCTTCAGTGAAAGGAACCATTGCAGAAGGACCAAGTTTGTAGTGAAGATTTATTCTATCGATGAATAAAATTGTAGTGTAATCTACACCTTCAACTTGGAAGAAATCTTGCTCATTAAGTTCTTTGTAACCTGCATTGAAACTCTTCTTAAGACCAGGATACTTACGCTTCATAAGTTTCTCGATGCGAACATCTTCAACGACATTCACATAATCCATTGGACACTGAACATAGTCAGTGTAATCGCAGTTGGGAGTATAAAGAGCATGACCAACTTCATGACCAACTAACATGTCATAAACTTGACCAGATGCTTTATCCCACTGAGGAAGTTGAAGTACCCTACGATCTACATCAAAAGAAGCAGTAGGAATATCACTTCTGTGCTCAACAATAAGGTTTTCTGTAGCGAGCAGACGTGCAAGGTTTCCTTTGATCTCTTGCTTTGATAAATCTCTTGAGTAGTAATCGTACATGCTTTTCTTTGTTTGTATACCTATGATAGCAAACAAATACGTTAGCCAACCAGTGCGTGTGTCAGTTCGTGAACTGTCTCCTCTAGTCTGGAGAAGTTCTTTTCTTTCGATACATTGATAGTTCTATCAAACTTATCATTCAATGCTTCCTTATGACTGATCACGAAAACATTAGAATTATCGTCGAAATTACGTAAGATCCAACCAAGATCAGAAGCACCAGATTGGTCAAGCGAGCTGTCAAAGATTTCATCTAGAATTAAAAGGTTAGTGTCTACACTATTCTTAAGTTTAGCAATACTTCTCCAAGTAAGCAATAGTGCAATATCAATACGTGCCTTCTCTCCTTCACTAAAGGACTCGTACGTAAAGACATCTCTATATCTAGACTTGATAGTCTCCTCAAAGTTCTCATCTAAAGTAAAATTAACATAGAAGTCCATACTTTGTAGGTACTGATTGATCATCTTATTCATTGTGGGAAGATATGTCTTGATGATCCTGGTCTTAATACCACTGTCTTTTAACAAAGCAGTAGCAGCATTAAGAACATCCCTATCCTTCTTGGAATTAGTATTGTTACTCTTTACTTCTTTCTTCTCATTTACAAGAGTCTCAAGTTTTTTATACTCTGCTTTCTTATCTGGATTAGATCCTTCTAGTTCTTCAATCTCTTTTCGAATATCATCAATGGACTTACGAATTGAAACTAACTTATAGTTAACGTTAGTCATAGATGTATTCACTTCAGTACTTTGCTTAGACAGTTGAACAAACATCAAATTTCTTTCTTGTTCTTCTTCAATAGCTTTCTCTAACTCAGACTTGCCACTAGACATGTCATTGATCTTTGTATCAAGAGTACCAATCATTGCATTCTTAAATGCTTTCTCGATTTGTTGAGAGCATGTAGGACATTCATCATTCTCTTCAAAGAATTTGTGCTCCTTCTGACATGCTTGTAACTTTTGCTGTAGTTTTATTAAGATAGTATTTAATTTTTGCAACTTGTCAGCAGAAGCAGCGTAATCTTCTAGTTGTTTATGCAACAAGTGAGCTTCTTCTGCTAAAATCTTGATTTCTTCAGTTGCCTGTTCATTTTCTGTTTCATACTCTTTAATCTTTTCTTCTTTTTTCAATACCTCTTCTTGATTTTTCTTCTCCAATTCAAACATATATTTCTTTTGAAGATCAATCTTCTCATTAAGAAGATGGAGTTGATAATCTAGATCTTTAATCTCATTAGCATTCTCTCTGACCCTATCCTTCAATCTACCATTCATGATAGAGAAAACTTGAATGTCTAGGATATCTTCAATGATCTCTCGGCGTTGCGGTAGTGGCAGACGCATGAAAGGAACAAAGGTACTAGATCCTAGCACCACAATCTGTGTGAAAGACTTGTAATTCATCTTCAACACATTCTGTTCTAGGTTCTTCTGCTGTTCTACAACAGTGGATTCTTGATTCCACATCTGACCATTGCAAAAGATCTCAAACCTATTTGGTTTAGTACCTCGTACAATCTTATATTCATTCTTACCAATAGAGAACTCAAGTTCTGCAATGAGGTTCCCTTGATTGACACTGTTAACCAGCATCCCTTTATTAATCTTACGAAAGGGTTTACCGAACAATGTATATGTCAGTGCATCTAGGATCGTACTCTTACCTGATCCATTAGTACCAACAATTAAAGTATTTCTTGTCGCAGAGAGATCTATCTCACTAAACGTGTTTCCCGTGCTCAGGAGGTTCTTCCAACGGATCTTGCGAAAAGTGATCATAGGTATCGGGTGGGACTATGAAGTCGTCAGTGGTTATAATACTATATCTTTGACCAGACATCGAGCAGGCTTGGACCATTTGGTCAAGTTGCACAGTCACAACATCTAGTTTGGGGTTTTCTTCATCAACACCTAAAAGATTTACATACCTATGGGCATCCTCTCTGTTCTCAAAGATAGGGATGATACGATCATCATCCTCATCCAGAACAGAATATACACCCTGTGGATGGTCTTTTAAAGTGATGACAAACATAGAAAGATGTCAAGATACTTCACACGCTTCTATGTATAGAGATTGCATCAGTGTCTTCAGGTCGGATTTATCTACCTGGATGTCCACCTCGTCAATATATTCACCCAATAAAGTTAGGGTGTCTTTTACGTTCAATTCTACATCATCATCTACCTTCGTGTCAACCAGTGTTTCAACAATCTTTACATCGTGAGCACCGTTGAGATAGAGTCCGTCAATTAAACTCTCGAATTCTTCCATTCGAGTTTTCTCTTCTACTACTACTTTAACATATTGATCCTTATGGACAGTAGTATCATACTTTCTATAATCATATGACTTATCATTATAGAATATCTTGGCAAACATCTCAAAAGGATTCTTGATGTATGTCAGTCTATCAGTATCTGTATCATAGATATGAAATCCTCTAGTGTCAGCATAATCATTCCAGAACATCTGGTACGGATTACCCAAGTACTGAATGTTACCATGCTTAGACTTATGATGAAAGTGTCCAGACCATACACGATTAAACTTTTTAAAGTCTGGGGGTTTGAATCCACCATTGAATCTGTGACCTGCCATGACTTCAAAGCCGTCAATCTCTAAATGACCAGCACAGATACCAGCATCAGAATCTTCAATAGCTTTCTCTGCTTGTTCACGGTTACCAGAATTAATCCATGGTAACATAAGAAAATCTCTGTTACCAAACTTGAGAGTAGTAGGTTCAGAGTAGATAGTTATGTTATCATATTCTTCCAACAATAGTTCGGGGGAATTGATCCTATTGGTATTTTTATAATAGGTACAATGGTTCCCCAGAATCATGTGTACATCATACTTTCTAAGTCTGTCGAAATAATCAGTTTTAATCCTCGCAAGAGTACTAAAATCCATAGACTTTCGATTATCAAATGTGTCACCAAGATCAAGGATGGTATCGATACCGTGTTTCTCAAGTGTTGGGAAAAATATTTCATCATAAAATTTGTTAAAGTAATTCCAGAAGGCAAGCGAACCCTTCCTTCCATCCAGATGTTGATCTGTAATGACAGCAATCTTCATAGCATATATGTTTTGATTTTGTATACTGCTCTATTTTGTGGATATAATTTCCTTAGTTTTCTAACTACTGCTAACTGTATTTCAAGCATCATCTTCCTCACAGGCAGGGTTGAGGTCTTCTACCATTGTACCACCAATTTCAGATCCTGCATCCATACCCATCATCGTAGCAGCACCAGCAGCGACCCAACCGACAAAAGGAATAGTGGCAAGAGAAGGAGCGACAGCAGCACCAACGCTAGCTCCGACAAGCCTTCCCGACTGCTCTCCTCCACCGACCGCCTTGATACAGGCGACAGACTTTTTTCCTTCTTCAGTTGCTGCACCTCCTGCATCTTGTAGATGTTGGGAACCTTCCATTGTGTACTCTTCTGTTGTCTTAGTAATGTTGTTACCCAGTCCCAGAAAGCCACCTTTTCTTTTAAGATCCCTTTCCACACGCATCACTTTAGGATCATTAGATTTATATTTGATACTGTATCCATCTTCCCCTACGTTCGCTTCATAAGAAGTGTAAGGTCCAACTGGAAAATTAATTGTTGGTAACTTACTTGGTCGATTAGCAATCATACCAATCATACCAATATGGGACAATCCTAAGACTGCCCCTAAACTTATACCAACCCACTTACCTGTATTCATTTCTTCTGTTGTATAATAATACGATTATTTTCGTAGTCTGCTTTAAACTCCAACTCTACATCATATGGCCACATGAGTTCTTCATACAATGCATTGAGACGATCCATGTCCTCCCAAAGATTA